CACATACCCTGTAGGAAGCCCAAACGACCGCCCACAGGCTCTTGGTTCCGCCATGACCTATGCGCGGCGTTACTCAATCTTTGGCATGGTTGGTGTGGCGGGTGACGATGACGATGATGGCAATGCCGCGGAGCAAGCCGCTAAAGACGCCCCTCAGAAGGGCCGAAGCAAAGCGATGCCAAAGACCGCGACGCCTGGCTTTACACCAGAAGAGAGCGAGACCGTGTTTAACGCAATGGTCGCTGTTCTGAACATGGTTGAAAACCGGGATGAGTTGGTAGACTGGGCAACGGAAAATCGTGACCACAAGGCGAAATTGACGCCTGAACATAATAAGAAGATCACAGATCATTTTATGGAAGTTCAGAAACGGGTCGCGAGCAATGGCTGATACGATCAACATGCGTCGTCAGGGGGCAAAACTTGTCCCCTGCGCGGCGGTGGATGAAGAGGCGCTTTCTGCTTTTCCAGAAGGGAAAGACCTTTCCATCACGATCAAACGTGCGAGAAGTTACCGCCAACATAAATTCTTTTTCGCTCTTCTTCAAAAGATTTGCGAGAACAACGACACATACAAAACACCAGAGCAACTTTTGATCTTTTTGAAAGTACGCCTTGGTTATGTTGAGCAAGTTGCGTTTCATGATGAAACCGTATGGTGGACTACCAAATCCATCAGTTTTGGAACAATGGGGCAGGATGAATTCCAGAAATTCTTTAACGCATCATTGGACGTCATTGTGGCGGAAGTCATTCCTGGCCTCGACAGGGAAGACATTATCCGGGAGGTCGAGGAAATGGTTGGTTTTACATTGGACGATATAAGGAAGGAAAAACAGAATGGCTGAATACGAAAAGAAGCACGGGGATTTCGTTTTGTTTATTGCGAAGAACCGTAAGACGGATAAGTCACCAAGCCACACAGGATCAATTTTTCTGAGTGGGAAAACATACAATCTCGCGGCATGGGAAAAGATTTCAAAGAACGGAAATGTTTTCATGTCCGGTAGGGTTGGCGATGAGGTTGATGAAAACGGCCAGACAAAATATCAAAAAATGTCTCAGCCACAAAATTCACCTTCGTATGCCAAAACATCGTCCAAGCACGATCTTGATGATGAGATTCCATTCTGATGTTTAGGGTTAATTTGACAGCAAACGAAGTCATGGTTTGTCGGATTCTCGCAGGATTGCGCGATCTTTCAAACAATTCTCAAAGCGTGGTTGAAAGGAAAATTTCACCGCGCAGCAGTTTTGACGTTAATCTTGATGGAGTGCTGTCAGAGTATGCGTTTTGCAAGCGCATGAACATTTTTATGGATATGTCCGTAAAACCAAGATCCGGAAGTTATGATTGTCTTTTTCAAAATTTCCGGATCGACATCAAGTCAATCCGAAACCCTAAATACGATATGTTCACGACGTTAAAAGAAAATGACGCCGTGGACATTTACGCGCTCGCAATCATGGAAGCGGATGATAATATTTTGTTTGTTGGATATGCGACAAAGAAAGAATTTATCCGCCCAGAAAATATCAAGGATTGGGGTTTTGGAGACACTTATTCAATCGGTCAAAACCTGTTGCGTAAGTGGGACAAAAAATACTGGGACGAAGAGTTTTTAATCGATGCGCAAAACGATTAGCACTAAAAAACGTGTCGCTCTTTTCCAAAAGCATGGAGGAATGTGCCATATTTGCGGAGGCAAAATCAATGTGGGGGATGCGTGGGAGGTTGAACACATCATCCCTTTTGCTCTTGGCGGTGCGGATGACGAGACAAATTGGTCTCCGGCGCACGTCAAATGTCATAGAGGTAAAACAACTGAGGATGTGGCTCGCATCTCAAAATCAAAAAGACAGGAAGCGCGTCATCTTGGCGCTAAGAAGTCAAAATCACCGCTACCTTTTGGTCGTCAATCCGGATGGAAGCGCAAGATGGACGGGAGCGTCGTTAAAAGGGAAAAATAATGGATAGAAATGTCAGAAGACTTTTAGATGAACTGGAAGCGGAAATCTCTGATTATGTTCCATATAGGCATTATCAAGCACTCGCGAAATCTTTGTTCGCGACCGCACAATTGATCGAAGCACTCAAGGGTCATGTTTTAAAGAAACATCATCGATTACATGAAGAGGCGGGTATTTTCTTAAACACAATCCGCGAAATGTACGACGATGGATCGATCATGATTTACTCAGAACTTCATGAGCAAGAATGGTGGATTTCAAATTACATGCAAGAAAAAGCAAGTATCGATGACATTCCAAAACCAAAAAGGAAAAAATAAATGAGTGGGCCAAAGAAAAATAAACCAAAATTGATCATCGCGAAAGACATGGATGATGTCCAATCAAAATTGATCGATAATGAATTGCCAGAATCAAATAGTGGTAAACCGGAGTTGTGGGCATTTGAACATGCGATCCCACTCGCAGATCGTCTCGCGATTCCGTTGAGAGATATTCTTCGTGAATATGATGATGCTCCCGAAGATAAGAGTGAGGCAGATGTTCTTATCTCACGCACACTCGCTTTGTTCTTCATTATCAGTCTCATGAATTACCCAATCCTTGAAACGGATAATCTTGATAACGCGCTGAAGACAATGAAGAAAATGGCGAAAGACTATATGGAAGTCGTCAATTCAGGGAAGGCAAACTGATGGCTGATATTCTTCAATTGAACCCGCCTCTTCCTGTCGTAACACCTTATGGTGACGGATATGCTCATTTCATGATCGATTATGGTCAAGAACACCATATCTTGTGGGTTGTTGCGCAGGATTCGACAGGTGAATTTTGGACATGGGAAAACCCTAAAATTCGCATGCAAAACAACGTAACGATGAACCGCCCAAAGAAGACCGAAACTAAGCAAACATGGGAAACGAAAACGGTTCCTCTTTCAGAATCATATTCATGGGGAAAAAAATAATGACACCACAAGAGAAAGTAATTTGGACTGAAAACGCGAAGCCACGCGAACAGATCGTTATGCTTCGCATCCTTGATTCTTTTGATAAGAAGTTTTCCGCCACTCATGAAGAGATCGCGGATAAAATTGGAGTTCCAAGATCTCTCTTGTCTGCGCTCATCCCTGGACTCAAAGAATTGGGATGGATTGAGAACAAGAGGATTTACAATAGTGGGAAAGAACGCGGCGTAACGCACTGCGATTACAAAGTTAAGATTTAAAAAAAGGGGGCGGAGTGATCCGCCCCTTAGTCATCCCGAATGTTAGCATCTCTAACAAACTCACGGGTGCGAAACCAGTGAACCTTTACGCTAACATTGAAAGAGAGAGATCCGCAACATCTTTCGTGCGATTAAGCCAACCTTTTTCATAACGCGGATTATTAATGCCGCGATAATATGATTGCCTCAATTCTTCAAACCGCTCGACGACGTATCTTGGACTTGTTTTTAAAACTGCGGCCAATGTTTTCGGCCCCATGACGCCGTCAGGAACAGAATCTACAATTTGTTGAAGGCGGATAACAGAGCGACTAATGCCAGCGTTAACGCCGAAATCAAAAACAGAAAAATCCACGCCATAAGGAAGATCATCGCCAAGAACCTTGTCCCAATACCATTTTTTATAGAACGGCTGCACATCTGAGATCGTCAATTTCTTCATGTCGGATTTCGTAACTTGATGGCCAACCCACTTTTCCCAATTTGCTTGCGTCACGCCAAAATTTGTCGCGCCCATCCGACCGTCAGGGAGCAGATTCCCGCGGTCATTCGGGTCTTCTGTATAGCCGCCCTCCTGCTTCAGCATGAGCGCGAAACACCGATCCCAATTGTCTTTCATTTTGTAGCTACACCTTTGATTTTTTCGTAAGTTCTCAACCCGCCAAAACCAAGCATCATGAACACAAGTTCAAACAGCATTGAATCAACGCCAGGAAGAGTTTCCCATCCTAACCCAATCAAAAATGGCCGCAAGAGATACTGATAAGCGACCGCAGACGCGCCGATCCAGCCAAGCGCTGGACGCCAACCTGAGACCCACAGATTTTGATTACCAGCCTCGACCGCGTTAATCTCCGCCTGTTTGTTGTCCAGGGAAAACAGCGCGTCGCGCAGGGCGGCCTCCGCCTTAATCTTCTCCGCGGGGTCTGGAATGAATTTGTTAAGAACTTGCAGTCCAGCCGCCACCGCATCATCAAAACCAAAAGCCATCAGTGGTATCCTTTCGCGATCCGGAGCGCGTGGACGATGTCGTCATCATGCGCGTTGAGCATGGGCTTCGTGCTGCTGTCCAGAGCCTTCTTGGCGGCCTTGAACGCTTTGTCCATATCAGGGATGCGCCCGCCCGTCGCACGGCCTACACGGCCCTCCGGGAAGCGAATTGCGCCACCATTGGCGGACACTTGAGATTCCATAGGGCTTGAATAAAGATCGCCCTTATACATATCCCCGTTTGACTCAAGCCATTGTCCGCGCACAAGCGTCAAACGTTGACCGCCTTGGCCATAAGCGACGCGGGTAGGGCGGTTTTGCCCACCGTCGTTGCCGTTGCCGGATACTGGGGGTTCAGATGGTTCAGCACTGCCGTCAGATTTGCTGCCCAAATAATTGAGACCTGAAAGAGCCAGGCCACCGAGAGGACCAAAAATAGCGGAAGCCGCCAAGCCCGCGGGCGTTACTTTAATAGGCCCGGCTTCAATGATTGGTTTGTTATACCAACTCGTTTGATCATCCACGCTTTTTGGACGGGCCGTAGGAACCGGAACCGCATTATCCGCGACCTGTTCTTCTTGACCGTATGCAGTAGCGGGGGTTGGCGTAACCGGGCGATTTGGATATTGCGCGACAGCGACGGGTTCGTTCGCGCTTGGAACGACGCCAGAATTGCTATCACTTTCCGCCATATTAACGTCAGACGCTTTGACGCCACCCGTCAGCGCTCCCGGATTTACCAACTTCGTAAATTCAGAGGCGTCCAAAGATGTGACATATTTTCCATCCTTTGTAATAACGGTTGGTTCGAGACCGAGAGATTTCGCGACAGTTCCTTGATCAACGGCCCTAATTTTCCCTGTTGTTGGATCATAAGAGGAATTGACGCCCGTGATAGGATCTTCAGCGGAATTGATCGTGTTCGCCATAGCTTTGGTCGCGTCAGATTGATTTGGACCAAACAAACCCCACCCAAGATTACCAATATCGGGATTGGCTTTCGCGCCAGCCGCCAACGCATTATAGGCGGCGTCCTCATTGACTTTGAATTGTGGGTAAGCAACGCGGTCAACAATCCCGCTGCCGCCAACATTCGGGTCAATTTCAGGGTTCGCGCTCGCCGTCATTTGCGGCGCAGATGATTCGGGAGCCAGTCGGTCTGCCAATTTGTTTGGGGCCGAATTACCAGAATAATCAAAATTCGTCCCTTCCATGATTGGCTTCGCTTGCGGTAACGGCGTCGTCATATCAGACCACGCTTTTGAAATCTTATCTCCCAACGACATAGCGGTCTGCGCTTGCGCAGGGTTTGCGGGGACAAGACCAGTCGAAGAACTAAGGTTTGGCATTGGTTGATTGACTGTCGCATTGTAATTTTGCGCGTCAATCTGTGCTTGCGCAGCCGCGTTCGCGGTCGATGCGTTCGCCAATTGGGTTTTATTTACGGCGTCAAGATCTTCGAAATTTCCCCATTGGGATGGCGGCGTTTGATCAACTGTTGTCACGTCACGGTTCATGCCTTGTTGCGACGCAGCATGAGCCATCGCGAGTCCAGCGTTTGAAGTCGCGGCCTTACCTGATTCGGGGGCAAAGTTTGGAAGAGAACCAATCCCGCCTCCCGCAATCCCCATTTGGGTTCCAATGTCAGAGTTTGCGTTAAACCCAAGAGGTCCACGTTCAGACGGATTACCGAAAGCCGCGATACCTGTCACACCGCTTCCGCCTCCGCCACCAATCGTTCCAACGTCAGATCCGCCATCATTGCCACCGCCGTAACCACGTCCCCCGTCATTGCCGTTGCCACCATTGGTTACGAAATTACCGCCACCCCAACTTGAAGTATCAGCATTTCCAGAAGTATCGCCACCGCCGTCATATGAACCCATGCCCGGATTATCAAATTGCATCAAACCAGTGCGAGGATTGATTGTCCCCGACCCGCCCATGCGCTTCAAATAAGCCGCTTCTGCCTTGTTGATATGCGCGAGGATGGTATCGCCATTGCGGCCCATCTTCTCTGCTTTCTTCAACGCCTTCTTGTCAACTTTGCCGCCAGATTTAAATGTGACGCGGCCACCCTTTTTATATTGATACTCAGTATTGAAATCCTGAGAATAATCCGGCGTTCCAACTCCGGCGGCTCCAGATTTCGCGAGGCGGTCTACCCACATGCGACGAATATTTTCGTTCGTCACGTCATAGAACTTGCCAACTTTTTTAACCGAATTGAGATCAATCTTTGCTTTCGCAACTTGATCCATCAACATTTGCATTTCTTTTGGATCTTGAGTGTTTAAAACACGGAGAATTTCGCGAGTTTTCGCGTCCTTATAAAGACCCTGCAAAAAGCCCGCAGTCCCGCCAATCGCAGACGCGATGCCAAAATGCGGGCCATACAACGCAAAATCTTCAATAATATTTGGAACTGCGGCCAAGCCCGCGGGAACTCCAGCGCCAATAGCGGCCTTTTTCAAGGAATTTGGGAGAAACCGCGTAAATTTCATCCACGAAGGCGGGGATGCGATGAATTTAAAATCATCAACCTTTTTCGCCTGGTTCATGACCTCAAACGCTGATCTCATTTTATCAAAGTTTGTTGGCTGACCAGCCGCGACAGGCGGAGATCCTTTTGGCCTATGGTTAAGAATATTTTCCGCAATTTTTGAATATTGCGGGTCAGAGAAAACTTCTTCCCATTTTGAAATCCCTTGCGGGCCTTGTTTAAAATCATCAAGGATACGATTTGCGAACCCAGCGTGATACATATCTTTTTCGGCTGGCGACATTGCTGTCGACCAACGATTCAAAATACTTGCTTTTTCAGGAGCGTCTTTCGCGTATCCAAGAGCGTCAACAAACTTCCGACCATCGTCAAATACAGATTGTCTATCTTTCAAACTCGCAAATTTTGAATAATTTTTATTTGCAATCTCATATTCGTTTGCGCGGCCAGATTTAGAAAATACGTTGCCAATTTCTTTTTCAATTTTTTTCGCTACGTTTTTCGCGTTAACTGCGTTGCTTCCGTAAAGTTGTCCTTTAAGATAATGCCAAAATTCCAAAGGCACGGGACCAGAAACTACATATGATTTAGTAGCCCTGTCATACGTCAAAAAGTTTGGCGCTCTTCCAGTTTCGTTTTCAATGCCTTTAATAGCACCCTCTACAACGTCTTTCGCTGCGGGCCTATTCATCAAACCTTCAAGTTGAGGGGAACTGAAGTTTTTATTTTTTCCTAAAACAGCGCCAACAGTGTCATCCCACGCAGTCGGCACAAGTTCTTCAAAAATTTTACTTGTATCAGCAGCACCTTGTTTCAGATTTGCTGGCAAACCAACTTCTTTAAGAAATGCGTTTTGCGAATCAAGAATGGTTTTCTCAATGTCTGGTTGGATAAATTTGACAACCGCTTCTTGAGTGTTCTTTCTGTTTTGATTTACATTATTAACAACATCAACAATCCCTTGTTTGAACTTCGCGCTTGTCGCGTCAGAAGGCCCAATGATGTCATTGATAATTTCTGTAGGGTTCCCTCCAATTACGTCAGCGCTAGTCCCCAAACTTCCTTTTGGAAGATTAAGTTTTGCTTCCATATCTGAAATAAGATTTGTCGCGCCTTGACTAAGACCGATTTTCCCTTCAGCGGCGTTTTCTGCGGCCTTTGCGGCGATGTCTTTCATTGCTCCAACTTTTGGAGTTTCAAGACCGATTTTTTCAGCGACGCTACCAAGACCTACTTTTGATGCGGCCATCCCTGCGGCTGGAGATACAATTTTGCTAAATGCGGCTGGACCCGCCAATGCGCCCGCAAGGCGGAATACGCCTTCTGCTTGTTCTGGGGCAACCTGTCCCGCTGCTTCTGAAAGAGCACCTGAAGCAACAGCGCCCTTTAATGCTGTCCCAAATTTTACGCCGCCAAGACCAGGCACAAACGACGTAAGTGCGGTTGGAGCAAATTCAGAAATTGTTTGCGCAAATTTGCCTGGCGTTGTTTGCGCTTTGTATGATGCGCCAGGGATATATTCTTCAGCTAATTTTGACATGGATTCGCTTGTTGGGAGAGCGGCTTCTTCACCAACAGCGTTGTCGTAACCAAGCGTTCTCGCGCCAAGATTGATGCCAGCGCGACCAAGAGATTCTACATCTCCCGGAAGGCCCACAAGAGATGCTGTTCCGCGCTCAAGTCCCGCGACTGTGCTGCGACCAATATCCTCAAGATATCCCGGCCCTTTTTCTGGCGGGATTTCTCCTGACTCAATTTTTTCTCTTTTGGTTCTTGCTGCTTGCAATTTTGAGATAAAATCATCAGTTTCATCGAAATCTTGTTTTTTAGAACTGGATGAATTTTTATTTCCACCTTCTCTCGCAGCGTTAAGTTTCGCAATAAAATCATCAGTTTCGTTATTTTCAGCCATGATTTACTCCGTAAAATAACGAGACATGTTTGAGGAAACACCATATTTGCCATAATGTTGGGTCATGTAAGCATTAAACGCTTGCTGCCTTTTTGGATCACTAGGATTTTCCAACAAATGCGTAATCATGTTTTGCTTTTTCCCATCAACAATTTGCGTAGAAAGCAATTCTTTTACAAGCGCAATTTTTTCTGCCTCGTAACTACCCGGCCCATTGGCAGCGCTGAATGCTGAATTCATGCGCGTTCCATACCCGCCCGTGCCTGTTTTACTGCTTCCATAATACTGAGCAAACGCCATTTTGTCCTTGCGACGTTGATTTTCAGCAAGCATTTGAGCCGTAATAATAGCGCGTGTCGCCGTTGTTTGGTCCGCTTGTGGATATGCGGCCTGTGTCAATTTCAAAGATTCTGACGCTTCATTACCAACCCTGTTGCCAGCAACGGCAATACGAGAAATTTTATTAAGAACTTGTTGGTCAGTAATGTCTTTTTCGTTGAGAATATTTTTCCCATATCCAAGGAATTCGCCAGCCAAGTTAAATGCGTTTGCGATATCTCCGCGTTCTCCTGCTTTAAATCCTCCGGACGCAAATGTTTTTTGCCCCACGTCCGTATAATTTGTCACCGTTTTTGCGAGTGTATTTAAATTTCCTGTATTTTGAATTGCCTTGTCCCCATCGTCGTTTGCGGCAGACAAGTCTTTCGTAAATTGCGCTCTTGCTTGTTCCATTGTTTGAGGGTTGTTCGCGAGCATGCGATCCTCATTGATGAAATCTTTAATTACAGCAGATTTGCTTTTGCCCGTATACGGACCCGCCAAATCAATCGGCTGTGTTTTTGGAGCCGCCTCCGCAGGAGATTGAGGAGCGCCAGATTCTGGGGCCGCGCCCTGTCCATTAGGAGGCGTAACTTCTGGTTGTTGTTGACCGCCAGTACCAGCGCCCGCGCCATCAACGCCCTGAAACTCTCCTTGATCGTATGGAATGCTACGATACCGGATTGGTTTACCTTGTTCGTCATATTCAAGATATTGACGCCCATAAGCGCCATCTTTGAACTTGAGTGCTTCTGCTTCAATGCGGGCTTTTTCAGTATCCGCCGCACGTTTGGCGGATTCAGTTTCAAGACGCTTGCTGCCGATCATGCTGTCAGCGTATGCATTGGCGGCTGCTGCGAGACCATAACCAAATGGGCCAGGTGTACCCGCCATCGTTGCGCCGAATTTAAACAACGCAAGACGTTGAGGGTCATCAAGACCCGGGAACAAGCCACCGAACATGGTTCCGCCTTGACCGCTGGCTTGGTTCCCAGCAGGACTATTTTGAGCAGATGCAGCCTCGCTGACGTCGCCCCAATAACGGCTTGGCTTTTTACCCATGAATTTATCCAAAACAGTCAATTCTTCTTTTTTGGGCGTTTTGCCAAGTTTTCCAGATTGCTCTTGGAACATTTGCGCAACAGTTTTTGGGGTTCCATCGTCGTTGAAAAATTCTTTTTTATTAGATGCGACTTGATTTTTTTCAGCGACATTAATCCCAAGAGTTGATGGGTCAGACGCCAGCGCTTTCATAAACTTAGGGCCGCCGCCTTCTCCAAGGAACCAGCCCATACGCCATGTTTGATCATTTACCGGAACGCCTTCTTTTTCAAAGGCGTTCGCAAGATCTTTCGCGTGATAATACGAAACAAGTTTTTGTTTATTTGGGTCATAAAGATCCATAGGGGTAAGACCCGCCAATTCTTTATGCCGTTTAATTGTCGTATTGAAAGTGTCTGGCATCATTTGTTGAAGACCAAAAGCATTGCTATTTTGGCTCTTCACATTTCTGCCGCCACTTTCCGCAACTTCGTTGCGACGCAAAAATCTATCGATGTCTTCATCGTAATTTTTGGGCGCACTTTTAACTTTTGGCGGAACAACGCCAATTTCTGGATTAGGAATTTCTTCCGGAGGAACAACGCCATCAACTGGTGTTGTATCAGCGTCTGAACCGCCAACCGCATAATGCTTTACGATACCACCATGCGCCTTCGATTGAAGAACGTCTTCAGAGCCAAGCGCCTGTGTTGAAGGGTCTGTGATTACGCCTGAACCAAAAGACTGTTCTGCGTCATTCTTCATGTCCTGCTTTGATTTCAGGCCGTAATCCATGTTGATTTGCGGAACGAGACCACCGCTGGCATAATTTTCCTCGTCATCGTGATGATCGCGCCCAAAACCGCGGTGATCGTTAAACCCATATCCGTGTCGATGGTCATCATGACCATGATTGTTTTTATTAGGATCTGTGGGGTTTGTCGGCGTTGTCGGTGATGTTGGGGACGCTGGTGGAGCAAAACCAACCATTGGAAGTGGCGAACCAGATGGCATCTGAAATGACTTCAGATAATTATTATATGAACCCATCAAATCTTGATATGAACCCTGACCAGAATTCGCCATGTTTTGATATGTGTTCAACGCAGGTGTCGTGAGATCACCCTGCGGGCTTGGCGCAACATAACCCCAAGTGCTTGTGCTTGGTGTATTTGAATCGTTGGAATCTGTATTTGGTTTTGTGTTAACCCAAGTATCGCCGCCTCTTGCGTAATGAGGGACTACTCCGCCAGATGCGTAGTGATTGACGACGCCGCCATCCGCATAGCCAAAAAGACCTTTCAGGCCCATAATACCCGCGTTTCCGCCCATCGCACCCAACATTGATCCAATCCCCATAATGCTGGAAAGGGGGGACGCGCCCGGCATATTGGCGGTTGTCGTTCCACCCATACCTGAACCAGCGCCTGAAATAAGGCCGCCAAGCCAACCAAGTTGGTTATACGGATATTGGAACTGATTGAGATATTGTTGATACGCGGTCGAAAGATTTGCTTGCTGCTGCTGTTGCCCGGCCAAACCAGCGCCAAATTGCGCTTGTGCCTGTTCGAGCGCCGATTTTTGGCCCAGAGCACCAATGTTCGCGAGCGTTTGTGCGCCTTGAATCCCGTATTGGCGGCTGAGAGCCTGTGCCTCAAGATCCTTCGCCTGTTGAGTGTTAAACTCACCAAGCGCCTGGGTGTATCCAGTATTCATGATATTCGCGAGTGTCGCGTTATTCGCGAGACCTTGTTGACGAGCCAATTCGGCTTGCGCCACACCCGCACGATCGCCACCCCAAGCGCCACGCGCAATCGCGTTACCCAGAACTTGTTGTTGTTGTTTTGCGTTTGTTTCGTTGATGTTGCCGACAGCCGACTTCATCACGTTATTGAGATACGGCGACATATATTGTTGGACTTGGTCGCCGCTGAACCTTTGCAGTTCCAACGGAGAGCCGCCGGATGACGCCATATTCGCGGCGTTGTTAATAAAAGGATCTGTATAACCTTGCGTTCCCGCAATGCTGCGCATCGCTTGGATTTGATCCGGTGTCATTGGGGCGACAAGACCCGCGTTATACTGCCCGTACTGAGCGGCTTTCGCAGGATCGTATTGCGGCGCTTGACCGCCAATAAGTGGTTTGGCGCGGTTTAAAAGATCGTTATACGCCGCCATCACCTCTTTGGGTGGTCTTGTTGTTGTAGTCTGTTGTCCGCCGCCGCTGCTCATCAGTAGGCTCCAATGGCTTCTTTATTGTGGATGAAGAACGAACCCATTCTATCGAATTGGCGTTCATACAATTTAATTTTTGCCTCTGTCCGGTGGTTTGAGGTAATACCTGTTACCAAAGGAAGATTCATTTCTTCTGCGCACGTTTTCGCAAATTGAAGGAGTGATTTTGCGCGGGTTGATTTCCGAAGGTCTGGGTGGACGAATGTAAACATTTCATAAAGGAACCATTGTTTTGAGTACCAATAACGATCCAAAACAAGTCCAATAATTGAATTTACTTCTCCGTTTTCTTGAATACAGCCAATAATTCCGCCATTTTTATTCATGAGTTTGTCGATGTACAAAATTCCCTCTTCTGGGTCGAGAGGGAATAAATGCACTTCGTCATGCATAAGTTTGAGAAGGTGAAGGATGTCTTTCATATTCTCTTGAGTGGCCAATTTGACTTCAACCGTTTCCATTTTTTTCCCTTAATCTTTGCGTGGTCCAGGAAGTTTGCGAAGTGTTTTGACCGTATTCGCCCTGACAAATTTTACGAATTGGTCAAGTTTTTCATGTCCACGATCCAAATCGCCCTCTCCGTAACCCATAACATCATCCGGGTCGATGACGTATTCACCGCCAGCCGCAATAATTGGGACCGGGCGACGATTGTGGGATGCGATTGTGCCGCCGCGAGCATTGGGCTGCGCCTGTTCTTTTTCTTGAGCGCCAACCATAGATTGACCCGCTTTCCGGCCCTGATTGATATACTTCATGTAATCTTCAGGGGTTTTGTTCGCGAGCGCGGGGAAATTTGGACTTGACCTAAAACTAGGAATTGCGGCCCCAGCCGGGCCTTGTTTGCCCGAGAACATTTGATCAAGGATCTTGCCGCCAGCGAGCGTATTGCCTTCTCCAAGGCCAGAAACAATGTCGGCTGGGAGAACATATGATCCTTCAAGCACATTCATTGGGAGATGGTCAGTACGACCGCCAACCGCCATATGAATAATGCCCTTATGGCATGGTGTTGATTTCTCTTGCGCGATCCGGCTCGCGTGTCCAATCGACCCACCTTCGGCCTTTTTATTGAAAGCGCCCGCCAAAAATGCGGAGTTGCCTTGGTCGTCAACGTCATAAGCGCCACGCATAAAACGTTGGAATCCAGTCATTTTATTGGATTCCATATCAAAACTTTCAGGGTCAACGCCAGGAGGGGGCGTATCGCCAATCCCGACACGATGGCCATTTTTGTCATACCAAACCTTGTGCATGCCCTCGTCGCGGCGAGGAGGGGTAGGGATTTTTTGTTTTGGTTCCATTCCTGTGCGCGGAGCCATATTTTGGTCTGGCCCAAGTCGGACGCTTTGGTCTACGTGTGGCATCATCCCTGTGCGGGGAGCCATATTGGAATCAGGGCCAAGGCGCGGGTTCTCTTGAGGTTCCGGCATGGAAGCGGTTTGGGCGCGGCGAAATGGATTTGCTGGCCAATTGCTTCCAAATGATGGGGCGATGAAATCCTTGGATGGATTAGAAACTTTGATGTCTTTATTGGAAAAAACGCGGCCTTCAGTTGGCGCGTTGGCATTATCCGGAGTGACAACGGCGTTTTCTGACCCAGAATACGTTTCCGGATAACCCATCATCTTGCGATAAAATCGCGTCAAAAAACCGGGGTCATTTGGGTCAATTTGAAAATCTGCCATTTTTAGTCTCCGTTTAGGAATATTTACACCGTTTTGTTTTAATTTGATAGCCCTGTTTAGGTCGTCAGATTATAGAAACTGATAGTCCCAAGACCCGATCCGGTTCCTGTCGTAACACGCGCCGCGAGCGTAAAAGTGTCGCTTACAGCACCCGCCAACGTGGTCGCATTGGACGTTCCAAGCGCGAGCGCAAAATTGTATCCCGTTGGCGCGACAACAGAAGATTGGCTTTGATTCGATGCTGTTGCGTATGTCACTTGAATAATACTGTCAGCGGATGGGGCAGTCATGGCGGTCGCTGCTGTGTCTACCAAAACCTGTGATCCTGACATGGATGTCGCGTATGTTGCGCCAGTCAAAGTTGCGTTTTTAACAAGAATAATTTCGTATGTTGATGCTGCTATGGGAACAAAATTGATGCTGGAAGGAATGACAACAGCACCGTCGTATCCACCCGCAATATTAATTGCGATAGAAACAATTGGGATAAACGATGTTGTGATCGTAACAGTGCTTGCGTTTCGAGCATTATAAATTTGAGATGTTTGTTCATATCCACCCTCAGAAATGACGCTCGCGCAGATCATTTGAAGTGTTGCGGCTGACGATGTCGCTGCTGTAGTGGAAATTTCGTATCGAAGCGGCAAAATCGCGGTTTGCATGTAAACCGCAGTTTGAAAGTTTGAGTTTTGGAATGTATGGCAAACAATGTATTGGCCATTGACAATAAACCCGCAACGGACGTTACCGACACCAAGCCACTCAAAATCAAACCAAAGAATTTGCGTTTTCGTCAAATCAAGGGTGACACCAGATGGCCCTGTTCCGTCAAGTTTATCTCCATTCCAACTCGCTTGTGAAACAAAACGGCTGTTATCAACGGAACCGCTCGTATACGTTCGAACAACAAATGTGACGCCGTTTGGACCTTGCTCAAGATACACGCCATTGTTGACGTTAAAATATCCAACCCTCTGCACAAGATTGGTTTGCGCAGCCGCCATCGTAAACGTCTGAAGCGTCAAAAGACTTTTGCCGGGCTGATATGGAAAGACATTGAATGTCTGAGCAGACGCCGTAGACCCAGACGACGTAGTGACGTTCAAATTGACAGAAGATTTGTTTGTATTGAATGATGTCGTTCCGCCAGTTGCGGTGTAATAACTGTAGCCGCTGTCCGCAGCAAAACGGCTTTGCGCGTCAAAAAGTGTAAACGGCGTTCCAACACGAAGGCGGCCAAACGCATCAACTTGCGTCCCGCCAAATTGAACATTGTTTGGATTTGACGTCGAAGATCCGTATGGTGGGTAAATAGAAATGCTCATGCGACTGTTCCCCCCGTCACAATGATATTGACGTTCGATACAGATGCTCTCGCTTGCAGTGTGTATCCAACCGTAAACAACAAAGCGCCAGTCCACTGAAAAATACTGTTGCTTGGGATTTGAACATTATACAAAAGTGCGTTCGTTGTCGCTGCGGTTCCAGGGCCGCTCGTTGCGGGCGCGACAATATAAAAATAAACGCTCGCAGGGGTTGCGTTCGTATTTGTGATATCAAGTTCCGTAATATACGATCTCGACCCCGTAGGGGCCGTGTAGATCGTCATATCCGTTGTTCCCGTCGCGGTCGTCAACGTATCTTGATAAAGTGTCACGCCAACATATTTGGTCGCGATGTTTTGAATGTAGGACGCGAGGTTGTTAATCGCGACAACGCCGTTTTTTTGGGTCGCGAAGATATCATCAAGATTTGCCATTAACGCCTCCCATCCGGCGAAAACCGATACCGAACATTACCGACACGCCACCACGTTCCTACGTCAGAGGACGAGAATGAAAACGCGATTTGGCGGCCACGGAAGCGAACGCTAGGAATAGAATCTTGTCCCTGTGACATGGTGTAGGAATATGTCGTTGGGGGTTCCCCGGAATAGTTCGTAACGAATGCGGTGATGCTGACAGTCGCGGGGTTCGTGCTTAAATTGTAAATCGTATCGAACGTAGAACTTACGCCAGTCGGAGTATACTGCGTCCGATAAGATCCCCACTTCATGTCGGGGAGCATATAATCTACGAACACGAAATCTGTTCCGTTCGATACTGCGGCGTATCCCGTCGTGAAACTGGAGTACATAACGGACCCGTCATCGTCGTACAAAGGCGCTCCGGATGAATCATACTCATGTTGATAGATGTAATATGACCCGTTATCAGAAACGCCGCCGCCAATAGGAGACCCAAGAACAGATTGGTCAATCCACGCGGTGCGATGGAGTTTGCCGAAATCCCATACTTTCTCAGCGACGTTATATTTTGCGTAACTGTCGTTTTCCCCATCAGCACTTTCGTTTGAGGGAAAATACCAAACAACTTCATTGTATTGGGAATTGGTCGCGCAGACAATCCGATCCGTATACGGCTTGCCATAGTCTGGGAGATTTGGGTTCGTGACGAATCCCTGTTTCAAATTTTGAAACACGAAATCCCAAACGGAACATGGCAGAACTTCAAGACCCATTGGGTTCATGACAAAGAATTGGCGTTGTGACATCCAAAATGTATTTGGGCCAAGCGTGTTGACGGCCTTTTGAGAAATCAATCCGCAATTCGTCGAAACTTTCGTAAACCCGTAAACCAATGGCGGCTGGATATACTGCATCGACCAAAGATCGACGTCAGTCCAAATCAGCGCTTGTTGGGCTGCTTGAATCGCGCCGACGATGCGGCTTCCTGAAGGAATACGGAAAGACCCCGCCTGGTTTTGAGATGTCGCGTTCCAAACCGTATAATCAAGCGCGTCACACCACCGAATGAGCAGCGGATCTTGAATGCCCGTAAATGTCGAGCCGTAACATACAATTTGGCGCTGCGGCATCGCGATAAACGACCCCGTATTGGATTGTGGTGCTTGAACGATGACAGACGCTGTCTGATAACCGGATTGCGGGTTCCAAATATAAACAGGTCCACTAACAGGCGTCGCGATTAAATCTTGGCCCCAATTGTCCAAAGACCAGTTTGATTGGACGACCGTCGTACCCGTATGAAGCGTTGTGCCATAAATGACGACAGTCCCTGTCGCGGGTGTTGTGGCGGGGGATACCGTATAGTTACCTACACCACCCGTACCAGTTCCAAGAGCCGTAATAACAGTTCCAGTCGCGATGCCCGGCCCAAAAATAGTCGTCCCAACCGCGACGGTACCAAAATCAACGGTTGAGATAGTCAGCGTTGTTCCGTTGACGTCACCCGTACCAAGAAAGTTTGCGGACGCCGCGCCGATACCATACTCACCAATACCAAATGGACCAGAACCATAGCCGCCACCGGATGCTGAAGGGCCATACGCGACGTAGTAATAATAATGCATTTGCCCGGTGTGGCTTGGGTATCCCATGTATTGAGTGGCGGTGCTTGTCGCGACTGTATTCGCACGGAACTTGTATTGGCTTGTGCTGCCAACGTCAGTGACGGTGTAATCGCCGTAAATCGTAATCCCGCCAATGATCGTTTCCGTCAAAAACGTCACCGTTTGCCCTACGACAAGACCATGATCCGGAAAATCAACATCAACCTTTGGTTGCCCGGTAGTTGTTGTAAATTTTGGAACATAAATATTTGTCCCAAGAGTTGTCCCAGTAACGGTTTGGGTTGAGTAATTCGCAGCCGCAATCGTATACGTACTGCCACCCGTTTGAGTTTGGATTTGATAAACGCCAGACAGAACAATGCCGCCAACGGAAATTGGCGTTTTGATGTAAACCGCGTCATAAATTGACGCGTTCCTGTTCAAGTCAATAATTGTCACGACATTGCTTGGTGTCGTAGGGCTGCCTTGAGTACTGACGGATGTCGTTAACGCGCCGGACGTTACGTTCAACGTAACGTACTGATCATCGATCAATGGGCAAATAGATGAATAGGCGGCGTTTGATGGGATATTTGGAGTCGCGTTTTGAACGTATCCTAAATCTCCCACAGCGCCCACGCCAAGGCGATCAACGCCATAAAGATCCTGCCATGAGTTTAAGGCGCGAATAGCGGAATTGAACGTAGAATTGACGTATTTCGCCCACCCGCCAAGTTTCTCGACCATGCCTTCGCGGAACCGAATCAGATTGCTTTGGGACAATCCTGCTTCGTTCAATGTCGGCGTTGGCTCGACAAGGATGCCGGGTTTGAATTTGATGGCCCCAAACGGCATAGGTTACCTCGTAGGAGTTGCGACAACCGCTGGGGACATGGAACTCCAGGCCGACGCCTGGAACTTGCGACGGAATTCCTCGACCGTAGCCGACTTCAACAGGTTTTGATATTGGGTTTCCCAAGACATCGCCATCTGTGGGTTATCCATCTGAGCGCCAAAATTCCGCATCCAGCCGGATGCGAAAATCATCGCCGCCGCGATGTAAACATCCGACAATTGCATGCTCAGATAATTTGATTGGTTCGCAGAAGAAAGAGGTGTCGCACGGGTCGTCCCGACAATCTCAATCGTATACGCGCCATTTGGCCAAGGACCAAGCAGCATCGTCGTCGTATTCAACATCGCAAACAAAGACGGGGTTGCGGCCCCTGAAGATGACGTCCAAACGCTATTGAGGTATTCTTTCGCGACTGGCGTCAAAGGAACGCGAGTGCCGTTTTCAGGGTTTGTTGTCCCCGCGGGAACAATCACATTCAATTCCTGCACCACTTCAATCTGACTTGGGAGCGTAACGCTGCGATTGTTAAGTGTAGTCAACGCGGTCGTCGTCGTGATCGTCGCCAAAAGGTCAAGATCGCGTTGAATCCGCAATTCAGCGTAATCAATAATGTTAGGAAGAATTTCCTGAAAATTCGTGTCCGCGGTCGAGATCGCCATTAAATTACCAAGCGTGTCGACCAGATTTGGAGTACCACCCGTAGCG